TTCATCATTTGATGTGGCATGAATACCCATGGCATCATCTGCCTCTAGTTGTGGCATTCTGATAACACGATAGTGATCATGTAATTTGTAGATTACTCGTCTGTATCCACAAGGTTTCTTACGATTCCTGTGACCTTTGTAAGATTTTTCAACCGACTTACGAAAATTAACAGCATCACTAAAGAACAGAATAACATCTGGATCGAAGAAAGCTGATTTAATTTTATTGAGTTCTCTAGTAACATTAGCATATGCTTCACTAAATCTACTGCCGACCATGATTACATCATCACCCCAATCAATGTCGTACTCAGCTGATGCACATGCTTTGTAGACAATGTAATCAGCATCGATCAGTAGAGTAGTCATTTACCTTGACCCCTACTCATCTTGCGATCACCCTTTGGTTTAGATAGTTTACCTTGACCTTGAGTTGTTTTCTTTTTAGTAGATTTAATCTCCTGTGCGTTCTTCTTTGAATAAAGCATTAGTGGGTTTCGCTCCAGTTGTTTCCGGTTGTTGCTTCGGCGTCAATGCGACACCTGATGTTGTAGTATTCACCAGCTTCTGTACTGCTAAGTACCAAGGATGAACATAAGTCTGTGGCGTGTTCGGAAGAACACTCGAATTGTAATTCGTCATGAACAAATGCTAGTTGTGAACAGCATAGTTTTAGTTGTTTGATGTTGTGTTGGTTGATAAGCATCCAACGTTTAGCCAGGATTGCAGAGTTTCCCTGCAAGCAGTAGTTTAACGCTTTATGCGGGCTATCCACGATAATTTTTCTGTCATCGATAGCTTTGATGTATCCACGTTCTGAAGCTTTTTTAATTGCATCCAGGAGATCACCGAGTCCTTCAATCGCATCAACATATGCTTCTCTGATCTCTTGTCCTTTTTTCTTTGCTGCCGAGGATGAAAGAAGTTTGTCATAGCTGTGTCCAATTTTTTCATTGCCTGCCCCATAGAGCATAGCATAGGTTACGGTCTTTACTTGTTTGCGACTGATACCTATCTTGTCAGCATTGACTTGATGGATGTCACCGTTGAGTAGGATGTCAGCATAGCGTCCGTCATCATACTTGGCTAGGAAATGCGACAGCATTCTTAATTCGATCCCTGCCAAATCTGCCCCCACCATTACTAAACCTGGACTAGCAGTAAATAGCTGCCTAAATCTAGGATCACTCGGAACTTGAGCGAGGTTGGGGTTACGATGAGCTTGCCTAAATGTTGCAGTAGCTACTGAACAATGGTGATGTATCCGACTAGCAGTCGTAGATAGCTTCAGCCATGCGTTCGCGCCTTCTGAGATCATCCCAAGCATTTTCGTTACCGTCAAACATCTCGCAAACTGCATAGCAATCGGAGATCCAATCTCGGTCAGAATAACTTCGTCGATAACTGGTTTCCCAGTAGTTGTCTTCTGGGTTGGAGTCCAACCACAGAACGTTTGCAATATCCATGAGATGTGATCGCGTGATGTTGGATTTAGTTCTTTTAAGCGTGTGAATGGAGCGTCTTTGACATAGCCTTGGGTCCGATTATTTCTCTTAGGAGTAAATATTGATCCGGCAACGTAAGGGTGCCTGTCACGTAGTAGTTGATAAGTTTGCTCAAGTTCTCGTCTGAGAGTAGATGCAAGTTCCCATGCAGAGCGTTCATCAAAGTACCATCCATGTAGTTCCTGTCTTGTGAGGATTTGGGCGGACTCATGCTCTAATTTAATCCACTCAGGTATGGTTGAAAATGTTTCCAAAGTTTGTTCGTAACAACAACGTCTTGTATCATGTAATCTTGCATTTCTTGTGACCACTCCTTCCAATCTGTGTCCTTACCAAATGTACCTTTGTTCTCAGATAGACGATAACCGTAAGCCTCTAGACTATGGCGACCATATAATTTAAGAGGCATGTCTTTCCAGACACGTTTCTTATCTATGTCTAAGAGGTTTGGGTGATACAAACGACTGAGCAGAAGAGTATCCAGGCAATCACCAATACGTCTAAACCAGGGGTATAACTTATTAATGATAGCAAGATCGTACCCAATAATGTTATGCCCAATAATACACTCAGCGTCCTCCAAATACTGAAGACCTCTAATAATTGGCTCAGCAGCTGCTTTATCTGTTGCATGTTTAAACGCTTGATCATTGTAAACCATTGTTTGCTCAGTTTCTGTATCATAAATACAGAGACAGTGGATCTTGGTAACATCACAGAGCAGTCCGTCAGTTTCTAAATCAAAGATCAGCATTACTTACCGTGCCATTTGTATGTCTTATCGACAAACTGTGCTCTAGCAATTGCTTGAGTTGTTGGTGGGTTAGGGCGTTTCAATTCAGAAGTCTGTTGACGGGTTGAAGTCTGCTGTTTCTGTTGTTTCATTGAATTTACAGGTAGATAAGTCATAGTTTAATCGACAAGCAACGCCTGTTTCCCCAGAGTAGCGATTTTTGAGAATTCTAACAGTTGTATCAGAGTGTTTAGATCCACTCTGCTGATCTCTTTCGAGTCCAATAACTGCATCGCTAAGTTGAGCGATTGCCGCACTTCCTCTAAGTTGTCCGAGTGTAACACGTGCACCTTCTTCATGATTTTGATCCGATGATGTGCGCTTAAGATGCGACACAAGAAATAAAGCAATGCCAGTGCGCTCAACTAGTGAACGTAGGCGGGTCATTGTAGTGTCTATCATACGTCGCTCGTCTCCATCTAATCCACTGAGGAGGATTGATAGGTGATCGAGAAAGATAACCTTGGTATCAAGACCTGCAGCAAGGTATTCAATACGATTGTAGATGATATCAGGATCAAAAGATCCAAACCCATCAAACAAAAATAAATCCCAATTGGCAAGCGTTCTCTCATAGGCTTCAGTTAACGTAGAACGATCGTGTTCACCCATGTGTAGTGCTTTACCAACAATAGGAGACATAAGTCCTAGAGCAGTACGTCTGTTTGATTCTTCAAGAGCCAAATAACCGACCCTTTCTCCCTTCGATAACAAGTGAGCAGCCAAGTCTCTACAGACGGACGACTTGCCTTGTCCAGATCCTGAAGTAATTGTGACAAGTTCTCCATACCGGATCCCGTGAAGCTTTTCTTGTAATCCTTGGAATGGATAGTCATGATCAGATGGTGGTGATGGTGTAGTAACTAATTCAAGTAATGATTTACCATCTACAATACCATCGGGACGATATTCTCTACGTTTAAAGAATGCATCATCGATAGCCTTGTAATCATTAGCTTGTAATGCGTCTGAGAGGTCCTTGTAAGCCTCTAGACGGGCTATGAATGCCCTGCCAGGTGGTAACACACTCGCAGCTTCTTCAGCAGCCTTCTGTCCTGGTTCATCAGAATCAAACCAAAGTACAATTTCACCGTAACCTTGGAGGAATTCTAAGTTCTTTTGTATTGCTTTTTTAGCACCAGCTGCACCGCTAGGTAGTGACACAACAGGCCAAGTAGGAAATAGTTCTGCATATGATACGCAGTCTAGTTCGCCCTCTGTAATAATAATACGTTTACCACTGTTGCCCCATAAGTATTGGGCGAAGAATGTACCAGGTGAGTCTCCTTCGTAAGTAAACTGTTTGTCTTTTGTTTTAACCTTAGCACCTTTGACAATGCCAGATTGATCGTGATAGTAAAACCTTAGTTTATCGCCATCACGATATACCTTGTATTTTTCACAAGTTTGTTGAGAGATTTTTCGTTTCTGCAGCCGTTCAGCTGAGCCTTTAATCTGCACGCTATTTGTATGATGAATGTGGATTGGCTCTTCATCACCTTGAGTATATGTATGACACACAAAACAATAACCGTGACCATCAGAATAGATACTATTACCATCTGATGAGCCACAATTGTTACATGCCTCATGCCTAATAAACTCAGATGAGCCATTTAAGGGGGATGTTTTTGAATGATGTCCAAAGGATGTCATGTCTATCGCACCACTTTGCATAAGTGGTTTTACTTTTCTTACTAATTTTATTAAATGGAGATTGAAAGACCATGCGTAGATCTAGATCAGGGTTCAGTAGTTTAACTGCCTTGATCTTCCTACGATCTTCAGCTTCCCAATAGCCTTTACATTCTAGATGTATGCCATTGGGTAAGATAAAGTCAGGGCAATACAAGTGCTCAATTACATATGGAATCTTGACGGTTTCGTATTCATACTTAACTCCAAGCTCGACAAGTAAATCAGCAACTTTCTCCTCAAGCCCGGAGCGGAATGCCATCAATCCTCCAACGCTTTCTCAATAAGCTCATCAACGATCTCATTGACAGCACGTTGCATTTCATATCGGAAGTCATCACGGGATTTCTTCCATTTGGTTACACTAATCTCAGGTAGTTTAACAGTCATGTCACACCGGTAGAGACCAAGCATATCATCGACAGTAATTTTAGCATCAACCATTAGAAGTCGTCCTCAGTTTCAGTAAGTGTGGGTGTAATGTTAGGTTCAGAAGCTTTAAAGCCTTCAGTAGTGCCAAACATGGCTACTACATCTTCAGTGCTCATGTCGCCAGTGTCTACACCAGCTCCATTATTGAGAGACACCAATTGTACACCAACCAGTTTAAGGCTCGTGCCATAAGTGACTCCATCACGTAAGATATAGGGTTTCTGATAGAATGCCAACTTGACACGACTACCAGCATACATAGGTGTAGCTTCATCTGTAATCTGTACGCCTTGCGTATCGACAACAGGTGGACGGTTCTCTTCGTTCCAACTGAACTTGACTTTGTATTGTCCATCAGCTACTTCTTCCCATGGTTCAGGCTTTAGTGTTGAACGCTTAGGGTTCTTTAGTTTACCCTCTGCCCATTTAAGTGACTCAACACGGTCATCTTCAAGGGTATCAGCCATTGACTGATCGACAATAGCAGCTAGTGAATAACCAAACTTACTTGGTTTCAGTACAGCTTGGTAGCCTTCAAGGACTACAGGCTGTTCGGTTTTGTGGATGTTGCGTGGCATTAACAGAAAAAATAAGTGGATTCAATCACGGATTCTGGTTGCAGATCTCCAATGATCGGTGGGTCAGTCTCCGCTTCTATTTGAGTAGCGAAGTCTTGTAAGTAATCATGCTCTGCAAATAAATGCATGTATGTTTTTCGTACTATGAAACTGAGTAGCTCCATGTCTGTAGCACGACACAATACAGAGTCATGTATGAGAGCAATAGGTGCATCGAAAGCTAATGCACTAAAGTGTAGCAATGAGGCATCGAGTGAATGTATAAGATTAGGAGCTGTTGCGTTTTTGTGGTGTTGCTTATCAACCTTGTCACTATCTTGTGTAGCAACAGTAAGCTTGCAATCACCCATTAACTGCAATTTAATATACACTGTTTCTTTCTTCATAAGCTTTTGATTGACAACAAAACCAGATGGAGTAGTCCATGTTAGTTTTGTTTTACCTCTGTCGATTGCATTAGCAACCTCAGATTCAATCCAACTCATGACAGCCATAGGACCAGGTACAACCTCATCCATAGCATTTCTAACAGCGACAACAGTCTTTGTCAAGTCATCTTTATCAATCTCAATGCCTTTCTCTTTTAGTGCGTCCTTGATGTACCCACGGTTTGAGAACGGCTTCGCATTATATGGAACCGTCATTACTACTCTTTTCACTACCTTTCTATCCATATGATTACGAATAGAATTAGGGCAGAAAGGAGCAGCAGTATTAGCAACGACAGCATAAGCATCCTGTGGTTTTGTAGAAGGTATAACGTTAACTAGACTAGCAGTAGATTTATCTCTAGCTAATCCAGCTAATATTTGTAACCCACTACATGTAGCGTCAGTAGCAACTATACCACCTGTTGTTGTCCTATCTTTAATTAAGACACAATGATAGTATTCATCACATGCTGCTAAAAACTGCCAAGGTTCGGCAGCTGCTTCCCATTCGTGAATGT